CATTGGGGAGGTGGCGTGCCCATTCAACACTTTGAATATCACGCTTGTCCCTATAATATAGATCGTGATTTCCAGGAATAAAATATACTCGATCAAAGTTGGCATTCATGTGCTCCAGCGCCCGTAGGCTGTAGTTTAGTGTGACGATGTTGAGACTGGCTCTATTGTTGTGCCAATCGCCAAGGAACATGCAGGTCTCACAACCTTCCGACTTGGCTTTGGCAGTGGCCCACTTCACAAAGTTTAGGCAGTCCTCATTGTGAGTGGTGCTGTTGGATTTCAGTCCAAAGTGGATGTCAGTGAAGATCGCGGCTTTGCGGAATAGATTAGTCATCGTGTGATTTTACATGATTTAGTATGCGTTGGGCAATAGCCTTGTGGCTCAAAGGGCCGGCATGCAATCCATCGGTGCCGTAGTCTACATGCAATCCATAGCTAGAACAGTACTCAGGGTACTTGACATATTGGGATACATAATCATATGATTTTCCAAAATCGCATATTGAGATTATTATAAATCTGCAACCGATTGAATGTAAAAATTTAGTACCAGTGTTAAGCAGGCTCAGTTGAGTAAAATATAGTTGTTCGTCGTTCATACAATCGACCAGTATTCGATCCTTGCTACAGTTAAGAACAACTTCCATAACATGATTACCGTTAAATCTGCTGACACGCCCAGGAGTAGTTAATTGCCATATTACTGTATCTTGTGGTTTAATCTGGCAGTTAAACAAATGTCGATGGCTCCATGTTAAGCTGCTGCCAGGTTTAGTAATCAATGCCACCGGCAAATCTAAATATTCAGACTGGGACAACCATTGCCCGTAGTTAAGCTCGTGATCACGCAGTCCAACTCCATGACTGTGACTGCATCCAAACACCCACAGCATAGGATGATCTAATCTGGTGTTGATATTAGGATGATCAGTAAATTGTTCAATACCCTCACAAGCAGTTGCAGTTGATCGTGTTAGATACTGATACAATGATAATGATTCTTTGTAGATATTACCGTTGAGGTCAAATCCACGCGGCTCGAATCTAATCATATCAAACTGCGATGAAATTTGAATAATTCGATCTACAGGGAGATCTCCTAATGATGTATGATATGCGCCTGGCGGCAGATTTTTTCTGTATGAATCCAATAGTACTGAATTGGGATCAACATGTGAAAAATCACATGTTGATGCAGTCAAATATAAAAGTTTCTGGGTCATTCGTCTAGAGTACTAACAACCGGTCCGGACATGGCAGCCATACCTGCCTTGCCTGAATTCTGTCTAGTCCACGAAGGATTCAACCCATTCATCTCTAAAATATCGTCACGTATGTTTTGATTCTTCTTTTCAATGTTCAAGATGCGAGTGAAGCTGTTGGTGATAGCAGCGGTGTAGTACGCAAACGGATTCTGCGATTTGGATTCATCAAACTGCAATCCAATCTGGCTCAGCTGTAATAATGCCTGGCCACGCATCTCTTCATTATAGGTGTATCCACGCCAGTTTGATCTTGTGGCATAACGCTCGCACAGCTTCATGAACATGGTGGCCAGCTTGCGTGTCATCTCTCCGTGGTCCTTGGAGAATTCACCATCACCGAGACTGCCCTTCCAATGACTGCGTCCTACTATAAACGGTGCTTTTTCTTCGTCTATTCTGTAGTGTTCAAATGGTGGAAAATTCAATCGCACATGATTCAAACTCAACACTGGTACGTCTAGCAACTCGCCTAGTGGATCGTCATCTTCTACTGCGTCATCTAGATCTAGGATATCTTCCAGACGTTTGCGTTTGGCTTTGGCTTCTGCTTTGGTTATTTTCTTAGGCGCCATGGGCACATGATCCCATACGGTGATGCGAAAAACGATATCTGTGTTGGGGATTTTCTTGGGATCAACTATCTCACCGGTTTCACGTTTGATGCGATCTGCACGATTGCGGCGCGCTTCAGCAATGGTGCGTTGATTGATCTTGTCAAGACTGGGCAGGATGATATCAAATTGATGATCTGCCACACGGTCTTGGTACCAGCAGTAGTTGTTTTTGCTTAGATGTATTTCTTTGAGGATATCTCTGTTGTTGAGATAGTTAACACGGGGTGCTGACTTTGGTAATAAAGACATGAATTCTCCTGATATGTATTTATTGTAACACATTGTGTGATGTTGTCAACCTTTATATAAACTATGCCGTTTTTGCACCTGCTAAATAAGATACAGGAACAAAAATGGCGCAGATATACGATCCCAATCAAGCAGGAGCATTCAACAAGCTATTACAAAGTGGGCTGAGTACGGCTAACGCAGCCGTGCAGGCCGGTATTTCATCGGCTGCTGCCAGTCAGTATGGACTAGGAAATAATGGCAATCTTGGTGCGCTGATTCCCGGAGCCAATGCTGCACCAGCAACTGCTCAGTCTACATTCCAGAATGTGGATTTTGCACAAACGGTGTCTGGACAGCCTGTGCAGACAGCGCAACTAAACATCGCCCCTGCACAGCTGGACACGCCACAGACCATTGTTCTTACCACACCAACGGTCACCGGCCTGGATCTCACAGCCACCAGTCCATTTGCTGCATTCGACCAAGTACAAGCGGTACCTCGTCCAACATTAGCTGCTGAGGCAGCACCCAGCCCCACTACATTCTCAGCCACAGACCCTAGGGTGTCCTCATCTATCCCTAATCCAGTGATAGTGACTACTTCTGATGCTGCCCGTGATGCAGCAATCAGTGCATCACGTCCGGGATACGATCAAGCACCGCCGGTGACTGATACAAACATAGCAGGAGGCATACGACCACAAGATGTGGGCCCAGCTAATTCTGCACCGGCACCGCAACTGGTACCAACACAAACACTTGATCCTGCTACTGCTCAACAAGCCTTAACACCCGCAGCGGAACCAGTCAATGCTAACACAGCCGGATTACCAATACGTAACGAAGAAGGGCAAGTGGTGCAGGGTATCCTTCAAAATCCCGAAACCGGAGAAACTTATTACACTACTGCTCCGGCGCCGGTGCCTTCGCCGGAAAATCCAAGCGCAGAAAATCAGAGCAACGCCGAAACAGCTAGGCTGAACAATGCCAATCAGCAGGCTGCCATACAATCAACCTACAAGCAACCGGGCAACGTGGAGTGGCGATTCCGTATCAGTCTGGCAGAAGGCGCCGATTATCTTTACAAAGCCGGCGGCGGTGCCGGATCTCCTTCGGCTTCCGGTGGATTTTCAGGAGCACAATTTGGTAATACCGGTGCTGGCCCCGGCATATTAGCACCATTGATAGGTACCAATGGCGTGGTGTTTCCCTACACTCCTCAGGTGCAGATGACCTACCGTGCCAAATACAACAGCTACGAACTGGTGCATTCAAATTATCGTGGCGCGTTCTATCAGAACAGCAGCGTGGACGACATCAGCATACGTGGTACATTCACTGCACAAGATACCTATGAAGCAGCATACATGTTGGCTGTGATACATTTTTTCCGTTCAGTGACCAAGATGTTCTATGGCCAAGACAAACAACGCGGCGCACCACCTCCATTAGTGTATCTCAGCGGCTTAGGTGACTATCAATTCAACAATCATCCTGCTGTGATCACATCATTTGACTATTCGTTGCCTGCAGATGTGGATTACATACGAGCTAACCAGCCCAACAATTTTGGCACTGATCTGTTGAATCGCCGTACATCTTATGCAGCACCGCCATCTAATCCTCTATCAGCAATAGCCAATAGACTAGCAAAGGCTTTTTTGTCTCCTGGTGCTGAACCACAGGTACCAGATCCACAACCTGTGACTAATTCGGTGACCAACACCGCAACAGCCACATATGTTCCAACCAAGATAGAGATAAGTCTGAATCTAATGCCTATGCAGACCAGAGATCAGGTCAGCAAACAATTCAGCCTGGCAAAATTTGCCGACGGCAACCTACTACGCGGAGGATTCTGGTAATGGCCACATACGACACAACCAGTCCATACTACAATACACCATTCACTCAGTTCTATCTTGACAAGATGGTCAATAGACCTATACCGGTAGAGAATGATGATCTCACATTTACGATCAATCTCACATATCAATATCGTCCTGACCTGTTGGCCTATGATCTGTACGGCACACCGGCATTATGGTGGGTGTTCTATCAACGCAACCCCAACACATTGACCAAGCCGCCTTTTGATTTCACAGCCAACACATTCATTTATCTGCCCAAGATCGGCACACTGAAAACAGCACTGGGATTCTAACGCATGGCCACTACACTACCTGCGGCTACTCAATACAGCTATAATAAGCCCAATACAAACACCGCAGCCACCAAAGAAGAAGTAGCACCGGGTGTTCGAGTTAGTGTATCCGGCGTTGGTCCTAAAATAATAAAACCAACACCTAATGTATTAGACAAATTCAGTAGTTACACATATCAGGCGTCGATTTATCTGTTGACTCCTACGCAATATGGTAATTTTCAAGACGGCAATAGGATTATTCCCAACAGCCAACTTCTGTTCCAGAGTGGAGGGAAAGCTGCGGGCACCGGTAACAAATTTTTTGATAATGATTTTTACATAGACAACATAACCATAGAAACTCTCACAGCTGGCAAACAAACCCAAGGTGCGCACATGGCCACGGATATAAAATTTACCATAACCGAGCCCATGGGTATCACACTATTAGACAGGCTCAAGAATGCTGTGGCAGCTCAACGTCCAAATTCAAAATCCAACTGGGCAGCAGCACACTATCTCATGGTCATAAGTTTTTTTGGATACGATCAAAACGGCAATCTAGTCACGCCCGGAACTACTATAACCGCAACCGGCACCCAGAATCCAAAAGCAGTTGTGGTAAAATACATTCCTTTTTTGATCAAAGATGTTAACTGGTCAGTGGGTAATAAATTAGTCAGTTATGAATTTACCGGTGCACCAGTGGGACAGCTGACAGGTGGCAGTTCAAAAAGCGGAACTATCACATCTGATTTTCAGATCACCGCCGGCACAGTGGGTGAATTTTTTGGTGGAAGATCTATTACTTCGGCATCACCTTCGGGTGCTCCGGCAGATTCTCCAGGGCAGAGCACCACGCCATTTAAAAGTACCGGTGACGGAGGAGCAAATGCACCCGAAACTGCTGTGGCAGCTCCTACGTCTTCCGCCGGGGGGCTAGTAGAAGCACTAAACGCAAATGCAGTGCGGGCGGCAAAGCAAGCTGGATACAAACAACCTGACGAATATGATATTGTGTTTGTTGATGCCGAAGAAATTAAATCGGCTGCTCTGGGGGCTTTGGAAACTTTTAAAAACAAGAAAATTGTGCCAATGGCTAAACCTGCAACTGAGTCTCCTGGTAGTCTAGATTCCTCTAAGACCCCTGCTTCCACTACCAGGTATACTATTCCTATAACTGCTGGTATGCCAATTATTAAAATGCTAGATCTTGTCATACGTGACAGCCAATACATTACCAAAAAGCAAATAACAACCAATGATTCCGACGGCGGCATTAACGCAAGCAGCAATAATACTGATCCGCCCACCTGGTATCTGATTACATTTTCCGCCATGCCCAAGGAATATGACGATGCACGAAACGATTATGCTTACAAAATGAGATATACTATAACCAAGTATGCAGTACCAAATTTGCATAGTACTAGGTTTCCGGTATTAAAAACATTTCCGGGGCTGCACAAAGAATACAAATATTGGTTTACCGGAGAAAACACAGCCATACTAGATTTCTCAGCAAGATTTGATAGCATGTACAAAATGACAACCAACGGTGCGGGCGATAAGTCGGCCCTGGCCGCACAGCAGCAGATATTATCTGCCAGCAGAAATGATCTTTATCGAGATGAAGTTTACCTCCTGAAAACAGGATATGCACCTCGTAGTACACAACCGGTTGGCATTGGGTCCAATAATGTCAACGAAGGCAGCGCAAATGCTGCTGAATATCTTTACGCGCCGGAAACGCTAGGTACCTCTAAGATCCGAATAATCGGTGATCCTGCTTGGATACAGCAAGGTAGTTTAGTTGGCCCTATTGGGATCAATGGATTCAAACAAGAATCTGATCAGGGCTTTTTGCCCGACGGCACTATTTCTTTTGATACCGTGCAAGCATTATACGAGATCGCATGGCAACGTCCCGAGGACTATGATATCTCAACTGGCCTGGCCGATCCGTATGCCAAGACATTCCAAAAATATGGCGAAAGAGAACCATTGCAAAGTAATATCTATCAGGCAACGAAAATAGTGCATGAATTCCGTAACGGACAATTTGAACAGACCATTGAAGGATTGATATGTCTATTCAGTAAACCAAAGCAGATCACCACAGCAGCACAATACTCTGCGGCAGATAGCACCCGAGCCGCCATTGGAGAGTCTCCAAGCTCTCGAACTCAACCCGCAACAGCATCCCCGTCAAACAGATTTGGGACCAACACAAATACAGCAGTCGCACCGGCAGCAGCCGCATCAGTAGTATCAGCAGCAGCAATCAGCACAGGCACAATAGCGGCACCTATTGCGGACCAGGCCGCAACAGCAGCTGGTTCAAATGTACCAACTACTACAGCAGAACAATATGCTGCTGTAGATAATGCCCGAAGCCCAATAACCGATGTTACAAACATAGTGCCTGCATTGCCGCCCTCGCCAGTGACCAGCAACGGACAAACCGTTGGCGGATATGGATTTGGTGCTGTACTAAATTCTCCTCCGGTATTAGTCCCGGGCGCAGGCCGAACATCAATTGATGCACTGCAAGCCGCTGCTGTAAATGTATCACCTTATCTAACACGTAGAGATCCATAATGGCAAATAATATTCAGCGTAATAAAAAAGATCCCAGTTATAGATTTGATCGTGGCGGATACCCAGCAGAATTTGGCCCATTCACTGGAGTGATCAAATCCACCGTAGACCCCACTAGATCTGGCAGATTGCAAGTGTACATTGAGGCGTTTGTTTCTGGAAATCTTAACGGAGAAAACCCAACAACTTCGACTTCGCCCGAGGACGATCCTCAGAATTGGACTACGGTCAGTTACATGCAACAATTTGGCGGTGCCACTCCGCCACAGCCCACAGGTGGATCTACCGATTCACTTGGCAGCTATCCAGGAAATCAAAACAGCTATGGCATGTGGTTTACTCCGCCAGATGTGGGCGTGACCGTGCTGTGTGTGTTTGTAAATGGTCAGCGCGACCAAGGATATTACATTGGCACGGTGCCTGAACAAGGGTTGGGCAGCATGTTACCAGCCATTGGCTCCAGCTCACAATATCTGGTTGATGACAATAACGAAAATCAAAAGCAATATTTTTCTGAATCTGCACTACTGCCAGTGACTGAGATCAATACCAATAACGCTGAAGTTTTTAATGACCCGGCATTTTTTACCAAACCTAAGCCAGTGCATAGCTATGTGGCAAGTACCATGTTCCAGCAAGGTCTTATTAACGACGCCGAACGCGGTCCTATTAGAAGTTCCAGCCAACGTGAGACTCCTAGTGCTGTGTTTGGGGTAAGCACCCCGGGCAGTCCTATCTACCAAGGTGGCATGGGGCCTAATGATATTCGACGCAAAATCAATGATGGCAGTATCAAACCTAACCAAGCACAGGTCATAGGCCGAGTTGGTGGTCACACCTTGGTCATGGATGACGGCGATCTCGAAGATAACAATCAACTATTCCGACTGAGGACTAGTAAAGGTCATCAGATTACCATGAATGATAGCGGAAACTTTTTCTATATCGTTCATGCTAATGGGCAGACATGGCTGGAGTTTGGGTCAGAAGGTACTATAGACATGTACTCTACCAACTCTATCAACATGCGCACCGCAGGAGATATAAATTTCCATGCCGACAGAGACATCAACATGTTTGCCGGCAGAAACGTACAGATCAAGAGTACTAACCGTATGCAATTAGAAAGCATGGGCAACATGGTACTGGATGCACAGCAAGATATAACCATGTACAGCAAAAATACCATAGGAGTCAAAGCCGACGGCGCGCTGACCATCAACAGCGCATCCAGCAGCTGGGGCAGTGGCAGTGAATTGATAGTCACCGCAGAGCAAGTGGATATCAATGGACCAGCAGCGGGAAAAGTATCTTCTCCCAACCCTATAACTAAAACTCTTTTTACTGACATACAATTCAACACCAGTGCGGGGTGGGTGGCCGCACCAGACGATTTGACCAGCATTTGTAGTAGGATAACCACACACGAACCATATCCGTATCACAACAAAGGTGTGGATGTTCCGCCGTTCAGCTTTGAACCAGGAAAACCCCCACCTCCACCTGGTGCAACTCCGGTTCCTCCCGGTGTAGAACTTGGAAGAGTAGCATAACATGGCCGGATTTACATTCAACTTACCCAATGGACAGGTATTCTCACTCAAAGGCCCACCGGGCCTTGACTTTGCCCGGGCCAAAGCCATCTTTGACCAACAAGCTGCCACTGGATCGCTAGTGGGCTTCAAGCCCGGAGATGTGCTGAGTGCATCCACACAGGCCCAGGCCGGGCTACAAAGTGCTCAGGCCGCAGTGGGGCAAGCATTAAGTGGAGTTACCGGATCTCTAGGTGCAGGTATACCCGGTGCTGCTGGCCTACTGGGCAGCGCATCGAAAAGTCTAGCCGGGGTAGGCGGAGCACTCAGTGGCAGTCTTTCGGCAGGTGTTCCGGGACTAACTGGTGCAATAGGTCCAGCGGTGTCTAGTCTCCAGGGTTCATTGTCAGGTGCAGCTGGCACTATTGGATCGCTTGCCACAACTGCCATCGGAACACTCAACAAAGCTATCAGTGGAGTACCCGGTGGTGCAACTATCAACACAGCTGACTTTACCAAGCAGATTCCAGCATTGGGATCAATCGGCAATCTCAGTGCGCCAGATGTGACTGGAATAATGGCCTCGGCTAAAAATCTAGTAGGGCAGGCAACAGATAAATTGAGCAATTTGAAAGGTGCAGGATCGTTTGGGTTTGATGCATCTCAGTTGGAAAAAGCCGGAATACTCAAACCCGGAACATCAGCACTGGCCGCTATAAAAAATGCTTCGTTAAGTGATCTGTTCAAGAGTGCATCATCATTTACAGGAAAACTTGGAATCAAAAGTGGAGCAGACTTGTTGGCCAATGCCCCTGCCCAAGCACAAATACAACAGGATCTAATGGTCAAAGGATTAGCCGGAATGTCGACTCTTGGTATTCCAACCGGCGCTCTCAGTGCTCCTGCATTAGGTGCTGTGGCTGTGCTGGCAGCCAAAAGTGTGACCAACGCAGTGGCTTGGCTCAAAGGAGCACCTGCTGCGGCCGGCGTGCCAGCTTCGGCAGCGACTGCTGCGGCTGCTATCGCACCAGGAGTTTCTAATGCAGATGTTGCCAGTACAACTGCATACGCGGTGAGATATACACAGCAAAAAGTACCCGAAGTATTCAAAGCCGAAGTGACACCTGTTCCTGCAGAAAATACTGCCAATAGAGAAACGCTTACTGCTGCTACCACCCGGGTGTTGGGCAATGACAAGATCCCACCACCCAATTATACCAGATCAGATGGAATATTAGGAGGAGATGCAGCTCGTACTGCATTGTTGGCTGAATTGCAAGCAGCCAGTGATGATTTGGATTCAACATTTAAACAATTCCAGGCCATGAGCGAAAAACTAAAAGTACTGGAAAATCAGCAAGTGGTATCTCAGCAGCAGTTTGATGCTTTTAGAGCAGAGTTTAATCAAGTCAAAGAAGGTGCCATACAGAAAAATAATGAAACTTATGTTCCTGTGTTGGCCAAGTATGATGCTGCCATAGCAGGTACCACCGTATCAGCCAGCAAGGTATTGGAAGATACCGGCGATACATCCGCGGCAGCTGAACTCACTCGTGTGCGAAGTACGTTTTTTAGAATAGTTCTTGCTCTCAAAGCCAAAGATAGAATACGGCAGGGAGTGGCCAATGATATTGTGGCTCGTGCGAAAGAATTGAAGAAACGTATATCTACCAATGTCAGCTGATTTTTATTGGTAAATATTGTATGGCACAGACATTCATAGGTTTCAATACCATCAACCAGTATAAAAAATTCACTCTCACTGACTTTGAATTGATCAAACGCGATCTTGCCAATGCATTCAATATCCGACAAGGTGAACTGCCTGGACGTCCTGACTACGGCACTATAATGTGGAACTTCTTGTTTGAAAATCAAATTGAAGAACTACAGAACAGCATCGTGGCCGAAGTGCAACGTGTGGCCGGCGGCGACCCCAGAGTGTTTATTTCGGACATACAGGTGTTTCCTGAAGAAAACGGTATCTTGATACAAATAGAAGTCACTGTCACGCCATCCACCGATGCCACTCGCCTGGGCATATTTTTTGATATCATAAGCCGACGAGCTAGTTTTGTTTAGGATAAACTACGCAGTTTTTTGTGTCCATAAATAAACAATAAGGCACAAAAGGTCGAAACCAATGGCAACAACAACTAGACAAACCGCAATCTTTGGAGTAGAGGACTGGAAACAAATCTACCAGACCTACCGCGAAGCCGACTTCCAAAGCTACGACTTTGAGACTCTGCGCAAAAGTTTTGTTGATTATCTGCGCCTGTACTATCCCGAAACATTCAACGATTACATTGAGTCTAGCGAATTTATCGCGCTGTTGGATGTGATGGCATTCATGGGCCAAGCACTGGCTTTTCGCACTGATCTCAACACACGAGAAAATTACATGGACACTGCTGAACGTAGAGATTCAGTAGTTCAATTGGCAAACTTGGTCAGCTACACTGCTAAACGCAATACAGAAGCACAAGGCTTGCTCAAGGTGTTTTCAGTGGTCACAACAGAAAACGTCACAGACTACAACGGAGTAAATCTCAGCAATGTTACAGTAGACTGGGCAGATCCTACCAATCCTGCTTGGCAAGAACAATTTACTACCATCATCAATGCCAGCCTGGTTGATTCGCAAAAAGTGGGTCGCCCAGGAAATCGCCAGACCATCTTGGGTGTGCGTACTGACGAATATGGTATAAATCTAGTGCCAGGATTCTTGCCGGTAATCCCTTACACTGCCACAGTGGATGGAATCAACATGCCATTTGAAGCTATGTCCTCTACATCGATGGGCGAAGATTATCTCTACGAACCCAGCCCTAAGATAAACCAAGCATTTAACATATTGTTCCGTAATGATCAGCTGGGATTCAACAGCAACAACACCGGATATTTCTTCATGTTCAAGCAAGGAGTGTTACAGAATCAAGACTTCAACTTACCTGAACGAATTTCTAATCGTACGGTCAATATCAACATTGATGGTGTTAACGAACAAGACCGTTGGTTATTCCAGTTGGACAATGTGGGAAACATCAATCGTGAATGGAAGTTTACAGAAAATGTTTATTCGGCCGCTGCCGAACAACTTGGCACCAGCCTGCGCCCTATCTTTTCAGTGACCAGTAGAGCTAACGATCAGATCACTTTGGTATTTGGCGATGGGGTTTTCAGTGAAATACCAGTGGGCACATTCCGTTGCTATGTTCGTGCATCTAATGGATTGCAATATATCATCAACCCTGAAGAAATGCAATCTGTCAGTTTGCCCATCAGCTACATCAGTCGCAGCGGCAATCTTGAAACTATAACTTTTACTTGCGGTATTACTCAACCGGTCAGCAATAGTCAATCACGCGAACCAATTGCACAGATCAAACAACGTGCGCCTGCTCAGTACTACACACAGAATAGGATGGTCAACGGAGAAGATTACAATCTGTTTCCGTATACTCAGTACAACTCCATCCTCAAGAGCAAAGCTATCAACCGTGCCAGCATCGGGACCAGTCGGTATCTTGATCTAGTGGACAACACCGGCAAATACAGCTCAACCAATACATTTGGCAGTGACGGCGGCCTGTGGGAACAGAACGTATTACCTACCATATTGTTCTCCTGGAATACCAGGAATGAAATCGCAGATGTTATAACAAACCAAGTACAATCAGAATTACTAGCGCCTATTGTCAAGCAGTTTTACTATGCAAATTTTCCGCGTCAGTCGGTCAATACCGGCACCACCGCATTGAGCACCTGGCAACAAAGTACTACATTGGCCAATCAGACCACTGGATTTTTCCGTAATAGCACCGTGACCAGTACATGGACCAGTGGTACTCCTATACCAGTAGGCAATGTAGTAAGCATATCTAATCCTTTCTTTTTTGTCACACCAGGCGCGTTGATAAAATTTGTATCGCCCACAGGATATTACTTTGATCGTAATAATCGACTGGTTCAAGGAACCCCGTCTCGAGCGGACGAAACACTAGAAATTTGGGCCAGCCCTCTGCAGGTACTGGGTGACGGATACAACGGAGGATTAGGCAATCTTCCATCGGGTGCCGGACCTGTTACTTTGAACAACTTTGTTCCTACTGGGGCCATTGTCGATTCGATTATTCCATTGTTTGTTACTGATTTGCCATTGGACCTCGAAACTGCCATCAGCGAGCAAATTGTATTGTATCGTAATTTTGGCCTAGGCTATGATAACGATGGATCTGTTACAGGCACACCATATTCTTGGTATCTGATTACTAGTACCAATCTTGATCAGGATGCAGCCTGGAGCCAGACCGTTCCAGGAGCGGCCGGTAACACCAACGGAGTAAACACCGATGCCAGCTGGATGATACAATTTGTCACAGTGAATCAAAGTTACACTATTACCTTCCGCGGATTACAATACAATTTTGGATCAGTGCTACAGACAAGATTTTTCTTTTATGAAAATCAACAAATTTATGACAGCCGGACCGGTACGGTGATCAAGGATTATGTCAATGTGTTAGCAGTCAATACTCAGCCAGATTCTACAGCACATCTGCCTGGAGACATCCCTGTAACTATTATAGGCCAGCCGGTGGAAAGCGATGGATATGTGGACGATTTCCAAGTGTTGGTCAGCTATCGAGATGCAGACAGCGACGGCATTCCTGACAATCCAGATTTTTTTACAGAGATTGTTGCCCCTACGGTAAATGCCAACGAAAAATTAGTATTCTTGCAACAGACCGTTGATTTTGACAATCTTCAACGCTATCTATTGGTAGAACGCGGACGAGTAAATTCCGACTATGCTACCATAGATGATATTGAATTGGTCAAGAGTGAATGGTCTCCGGGCCAGGTGTTTTATGCCTACGATCAAGACACATTCTACGAACTCAGTATTTCTGTAACAGGAGTACGTACACTTGTGGCAGTAACAGGATGGATCGCACGAACAGGTCGACAAGATTTGTACTATCAATATCGTCATAATTCTCCATTGACTAACCGTATAGATCCCGGTACTACTAACATCATTGATTTATATGTGATACCTCAATCTTATTATACCGCCTATCAGAATTGGATCAGGGACACTACCAACACTGTACCAAAGCCCAATGTGCCCACCATCGATGAACTCAATACTGCATATCAAGGATTACAAGATTATAAAATGATCAGCGACAACATCATCATCAACCCAGTGTCGTTTAAACCAATGTTTGGTATGAAGGCAGCGTCGGAATTACGAGCTACTATAAAAGTGATACGTGCTGCTAACTCCACAGCCAGTACCAGCGAGATCAAAAGTTCAGTGGTAGCAGAAATGAATAATTACTTCAGCATTGACAAATGGAATTTTGGAGATACCTTCTACTTCTCGGAACTGGCAGCGTACCTACATCGTATGCTGGGCACAATCATCAGCTCGGTGGTACTGGTACCGTTAAACACACAAAAATCTTTTGGAGACTTGTACGAAGTACGATCAGCACCAAACGAATTGTTTGTTAATGCAGCAACAATAGACAACATCGAAGTGATTGAAGCACTTACCAGTACCAATCTGCGTACCGCACCGGGCAGCGGAGTAATTTAATGGCCACTATACGTTCGGTAGATTTACTCCCACAAATATTTCAAACTGATACCAACAAGCAGTTCTTGGCTGCCACTTTGGATCAACTCACACAAGAACCACAGTTCAAGAAAACGCAAGGGTTCATTGGGCGCACAGTAGGTCCGGGAGTCAATCCCAATGACACATATGTGGTAGAGCCGGATGCCACGCGACGAGATTATCAACTTGAGCCGGGTGTGGTCAGTTTAGTTCCTGACACCAACACTATCAAAAATGCTATTACCTATCCGGGTATCAACGATGCTGTGGGATTCAGTGGCGGCGATAGCACACGCCCTGACAGACTGTATGAGAGTGAGTATTACACCTGGGATCCATTTGTAGAGTTCGATTCGTTTGTGAACTTCAGTCAATATTTTTGGTTACCGTCGGGCCCGGATCCTGTGGATGTGGCAGCATCTACCATACCTACTACTGATAATTTCATAGTTGATCGTGAAAATGGAGTGTATACATTTTCCGGAGTTACCGGCAACGACCCGGTTATAGATCTTGTGCGCGGTGGCAGCTATACTTTTCAGGTAGCTCAGAATACCAAAGAAACAGTGAATTATCGTGTGGGTAATTCTGGCACTGCTGCATATCTAATAGACGGATTAAGCAATCCGGCACTTACGCTTGCTCGCGGTAATACCTATGTGTTTAATTTGGTGTTCAACGGAGATTTTCCGTTCTGGATCAAAACTGCACCAGTTACTGGAGTAGGCGATGTATACAACACAGGCGTCACAAGAAACGGCGCGCTGACTGGATTAGTTACTTTTACTGTGCCACAAGATGCGCCGGATACATTGTACTATGCAAGTCAAACACAATTGAACATGCAAGGTACATTGAATATCATTGATGGCACACCGGGCACCGGAGCAGGATTTTGGATACAAGCATCACCGGGAGTAAATGGTCGAGACCCGTCTAGCCCAAACATCAGTTCGAGAGATGTACTGGGCGTATTCAACAACGGTACAGATCTTGGCACCGTGACTTTCAATGTGCCACTGAAAACTGCACAGAATTTTTATTACTCGCTAACCCCATTTGGCGTCAACCCCAGCGGAACTATTATCACCCCTGTTGATTTGATTTGCGATCTTAAATTTGATGAGATCAACAACAAGCAAGTGGATGAATTCTTGGCCGTATACGGCGGCATTGATGGCACCGCCAATCTCAATGGTCGTACACTAGTATTCACTGAACCGGTAACCGATGCCGAAGCCGGTGGATGGCAAGTGACTACGTTTTTTGATCCATTGGAAGAATCAAGCGCAAACAATTTCCTAGTAGGTAGCTTTGACACTACATTTTTCAGCCAGACAACCGATGTTGCGCCCGAAGACCGGTATCAATTATGGCAAATCAATTATGTCACGGTCAATAATTACACCTTCATGTCCTTGAGCAAGATCTCTGACATCCCGGCGCTAAACAAATTTACCGCAAGATACGGAGCTCAATACAGCAACACACAATGGTACAAAACAGCCGCTGGGTTATTTGAACGAATTCCATTGTTGACTGCGGCACAAGACACTTTGTATTATCAAGATGGTACTGATCCTGAAATCTTTGGTCGTATACGTCTAATAGATCAGTCTGCTAATACCACTCTGTACATTGATTCTATCTTGGGCCAACCTAATTATACCAGTCCAACTGGTGTAGTTTTTACCAATGGCCTCAAAGTAAAATTCATTGGTGATGTAGTCCCGTCCACATATGCATCTGGAACCTTTCCGTTAGTGATCACTGCCGCACAGGCCGGCAGCAATTATCTCACAACCGAATCTACCGCTAATCTTTACGTCAACGAGCAGATCATATTCACCGAAAGTATTGGTGGTATATTACCAGGAACATATTACATCCAGAGTATCGCAGCGAATGGTATACAATTCAGTATCAGCACCAAAAAAGGCGGCGGCGCCTATCCTTTACAACCTGGTACAGTAACTGGTGTTACTGCAACTGTCAACAGCGATCTAGAATACTACGTAAGCGGTGTAGGAACAGCGATTGAATTATTGTTGGTTGATATTTTTGTCACTCCCGAATCGTATCTAGTAGATGCTAACGATAGCACCATCTACGTTGAACCAGGCTCTACAGATTATCTTACCATCGACCGGGCCAGCCGTGACCGCAATGCGTGGAGCCGTAGCAATCGCTGGTTCCATTCAGACGTTATCAACGCTACTGCAACATACAACAACGCCACAGCCACATTTGATAACAATTATCGAGCCAAGCGACCCATCATCCAGTTCCGTCCAAATATCAAACTATGGAACATGGGCACCGAAGGCAAGGATCCGGTTGATATTATTGATTTTTCACAAACTGATGCATTCAGTAATGTGGTGGGGTCTACTGAATATACTGTAGATGGGTATACCTTTATAGACGGCAGCCGAGTGGTATTTGCTGCGGACGCTGATCAATCTGTAAAGAACAAGATATATGTGGTATCATTCATTGTGCCGGATACTGTGGCTCCGTTGATTTCGCAGCCTATCATCAATCTGACACCAGCTGAAGATGGAGAAGTGCTGACTGATCAATGCACTATCTGTTTGAATGGCTCAACAACCGCAGGTGTTACATTTTGGTTTGATGGCACAGCATGGATTGAAGCACAACAAAAAACTTCAGTACAACAGGCTCCGTTGTTCAATGTATACAACCCTGACGGATATAGCTTCGGTGATCGGGCAGTGTATCAAAGTTCTACATTCTCGGGTAGCAAATTGTTTAGTTACGCAGTAGGAGACACCAACATTATTGATCCGATATTGCAATTTCCTTTGCAATACCTCAATATCAACAACGTAGGAGACATTGTCTTCAACAATGATTTATACAAAGACACTTTCTTGTATGTGGTCGATAATGCTAGTGTGACATTGGATATCAGCTCAGGATCTGTCAGAGAGTATGGAACTCGTGCAACTTATCAACGCCTAATTGGCTGGCAAACTGCGATCACAACAAGTCAGACCTACCAACAATTTAAATTTGAATACACTGGCGCCACACTCAAACTGGATGTCAAAGTTAACGCTCCAGTAAACAACACACCTGCGATTAAAATATACGTAGGATCAGTATTTCAGGCGCCGGGCAATTACAGCTATATTACTGGTGCCAACAGCACAGTAATCACATTAAACAATACCTATGTGCCAGGTGATATCATTGAAGTATTGGTGTTAAGCGACCAGCCCAGTGCTACAGCATTTTATCAAGTTCCTATCAATCTGCAGAATAACCCATTGAATGGAAATAGTCCAGAATTCACACTGGGTACCATACGAACACATTATGAAAGCATCTGTCAGAATCTGTTGACAATTCAAGGACCGGTCAACGGCTCCAACAACACCAGAGACCTTGGCAACATAGTGCCTTATGGACTGACTATTTTGCAACAAAGTGCGCCAATGACGCTGGCTGGATATTTCTTGCGTTCAACGGACTACAATATTTTTGCATCGTTGAGTTTTGCCGCCAGAGAATATAACAAATACAAATATCAATTGTTAGATGCTGTGACGCAGCAAACAATTGGGTTTGAATCCATAGGTCAGGTCCTGGACACTGCAATACAAGATGTCACTCTAGGTCGAGTGGAATCACAACCATTTTACTGGTCAGATATGCTACCGTTTGGTGCAGTATATACCACTACGACTTACAACATTGAGTACACCATAACAGATTCGTTTGACACGGTTCAAGTTTATAACTATCGGACGGCAAATTATCTAGGCATGAATGTGTACCTAAATGGAGTATTGTTAACAAGAGATCGTGACTATGTGGTAGCCGCCGACGGCCCACGTGTGACTATTCTCCAGGATTTAACATTTGGCGATCAATTGATTTTCCAAGAATACAGCGCCACATATGGCAGCTTTGCTCCTAATACTCCTACTAAATTAGGATTGTATCCAGCATTTGTGCCGCAGGTGATCACGCAAAAAGCCAGCAACGGATTGGTGCAGGTCACACAAGGACACGACGGATCGATCACTCCGTTGTTCAATGACATACGTGATCAGGTGTTGTTGGAGTTTGAAACTAGAATATATAACAATCTCAAGCTAGATGGAAATCCTGTTCCGTTGACCATTGACGATGTGTTGCCCGGACAATTCCGTGACACAGGATTCACTTACGCAGAAATTACTAACATATTGAATCAAGATTTCTTGAGTTATGTAGGTGCTAACAAACTTGATTTTCGTGCTCAAGATTTTCGTGCTACCAATGAGTTCACATGGAACTACAGCGGTGCACAGAATAAATTAAACAACACACAAAACTTATTGGGTGCCTGGCGCGGTATCAATCGTTACTTCTATGACACTGAACAGCCACAATACACTCCTTGGGAGATGTTGGGATTTAGTAAACAACCTCTCTGGTGGGAAGATACATATGGCCCAGCACCATACACCGGCGATAACTTGGTGTTGTGGGACGACCTAGCAGCAGGTTATGTGGCCGATCCTATACAACCATACTTCCGGCCAGAATATGCACGTCCAGCAAGCATTGGCTCGTCGGACGAACCACCTCGTGGAGGAATCTGGGGAGCAGGTCCGTATCCTTCTTTGCTGCCAATCATACCAACTGGTGACGAGGGGCAACTATTAAGCCCGGCTCAAAGTGTGATGGGAACATATGCATCTGCACAATTCCAGAAGAGTTGGGCACCCGGAGACGGCAGCCCTGTAGAAGCATCGTTCTGGAACAGCTCTAGTTACCCATTTGCAGTGATGCATGTGCTGGCAGTGACTCAGACTGCTAAGTTTTTTGCACTGTTTGCCGATCGTGACCTGTATCGATACAATGAAGAATTTGGGCAATACTTGCTGAATGATCGTTATCGTTTGAATGCCAACGGCATTGAAGTATACGGTAACGGGGTTAGCAAAGCTAGCTACATTGACTGGATCGTTGATTACAACCGTCAGGCCGGTATTAATTCCACTGATGAGCTGACTGCAGACCTAGCCAATCTTGACGTGAGATTGTGTTATAGAATGGCCAGCTTTTCCGACAAGCAATACATTAAGTTGTTTACGGAAAAATCCAGTCCTAATTCTACCAATACTGCATTGTTAATTCCGGATCAGAGTTATAATCTACTGCTGTACAAAAATCAACCATTTGACCGTACTAGTTATTCAGCAGTGGTCATACAGATAGTGCCCGGCGGATATGCCATGTATGGGTACAACACATCTCAACCATATTTCAACATAATAGCCAGTAAATCCACCGGCCAGTTGCGAACAATCACATCCGGTGGAGCCACAGTACAAGTACCCACTTTCTATACTGATACAATAGTACAGATACCGTATGGATTTATATTTGCCAACGAAACAAGTGTTTGCGATTTTTTCTTGAGCTACGGAAAATACTTAGAAAAGCAAGGTATAGTTTTTACTGATCGTGCCAACGGATACACACTAGATTGGTTGCAGATGTGTAACGAGTTCTTGTATTGGAGTCAGCAAGGCTGGGGCGAAAACGCTCTGCTGAATCTGAATCCATTGGCAGGTAAACTTTCTGTGACTCGTGAGCAAGCGGTAGTAGATAGCATAGTTGTACAAGCCATAGACAATGTGCTGTTGGATCAAAACAATCGAGAATTGCCCACACGCAATCTCAATATCACACGGATCGACAATACCTTTACTTGCGAACCGTTGACTACCCAGACTTTGAGTTTTATTGATCTGAAATATACCACACACGAACACATGATTGTGCTAGACAATCAGAGTGTGTTTGGTGATTTAATTTATCAACCTATCACCGGAGCACGTCAGAGCCGCTTGGTGTTGGTGGCCGCCAACACTGACAATTGGACTGGGCAGATTAACACCCCAGGTTTTGTTCTTAATCTAAACAACGTGGAAGAATGGTCGGGATTAAAACGCTATACCAAAGGACAGATAGTAAAATACAAAAATGTGTATTGGAGCGCATTGAACATTATACAACCAAGCAACCGATTTGATTTTAATGACTGGGTGCAAAGCGATTACACACAGATTGAATTGGGTCTACTGCCTAATCTGGCCAACAAAGCAAATCAATTGGCCAACAGTTATAATATTAATTCTGCCAATCTTGAAAGTGATAACGATCTATTGAGCTATGGATTGATTGGGTTCCGTCCTCGGCAATATATGGCCGCACTGAACCTAGACGACGTGAGTCAGCTGAATGTGTATCGACAATTCCTAGGATCCAAAGGAACCATACTCAGTGCAGAGCTATTTTCCAATGCCAATCTTGGAAAAGAAGCAGCAGACTACAGCATCTATGAAAACTGGGCGGTACTGCGCTCAACCTATGGGGCTAATGCCAATCGTAGTTTTGTTGAACTTAGACTAAACAAAGCCTATCTGGCCAGTGATCCGAGTGTGGTGCAAGTTGTATTACCCCAGCAGGTGAGTGCAGCCGACCAACAGATCTTGTTAAGCGATGTATGGAAACAAAGTTATAAGTTAACTTCTACCGATTTTTTGCCTACCACTACAACTTTACCTACTGACATAGGATTGCCCACGGCTGGATATGTGAATTTAAATGATGCTGATATCACAGTATTTGATGTCAACGACCTAGGAAACATTGCTGCCAATCTTGATGCTATTGCTGTTGGAACATCAATATGGATGGCAAAGATAAATGATTACGATTGGAATATCTATCGTGCGCAAAGTGTGCCGGGCACAATACAGCATGTATGCGATAACCTAGATGGCACCAGCAGAGTTATATTCAGTCTACCGCATGGGTTGTCGGTTGGGGATACCCTGATTATCAAGTTTTTTGATACCGAAGTCAATGGTGTCTATGAAGTGATGAGCGTACCAAACATAACCACAGTAAACATTGCGTTCCAATTTACCAGCCGCCGTACTGTGGCAGATGGCATCGGATTAGGCTTCACACTACAAACCATGCGTGTGGCGCAAGCGTCGGACGTTATCAACTTGCCATATGCAGATGATATCGCAGCAGGGTCGATTGTTTGGGTGGATAATAACGGTGCCGATCTATGGGAAGTGATACAAAAACAAGAAGTATTTTCAGGTTCAACACAAATTAGTCCGATACTGTTAGACGCTGGGGAACAATATGGGTCAGCAGTGGCCCAGGCCAACTCACGATCAGCATTGTTTGTGGGTAGCCCACGATATGGGTTTGGTACCGGAACTGAATCGGGTGCAGTATATGTGTATGTTAAAAACTCTGGAGACACATATTCTCCAGTGAGTCCAATTGCTGATGCAGACGGCATCCTTACATTGGGTGCAACCGGAGTTCGTGCATATGGCAACGCTGTAGATTTTGGTAATCAGACCTGGGCAGTGGTGGGTGCTAGCAAAAGCCTTGGCCCTGCCAGTCAGACCAACAATGGTTATGCTGCGATAGTTTATCGAGACCCGGTGCTGGGTCAGCCTGGCATCAATCCGTTTACCAATTGGCAATTGCTAACATTACCTGGTACAACCACAACAACTACTCCTGGCGCAGGGGAATTTGGATACTCAGTGACTATGAGTCCAGATGAGCGCTGGGCATACATTGGTGCTCCTGGATTGAATACAGTATATGCATATGGTCAAGTGCCGTGGCAAGATCAATATGTTAGTGTATTAGGCAACGGCATCACAAAACAATTTACGATTGCCAGTGAAATACAAATCAACAACAGCAGTCAGCTCAGAGTCACATTCAATGGGCAACCTCAGATCTCAGGATACTCTATTGATGCAGCATTTGACAAAGTCACATTTACCACTGCACCCGCAGCCGGTGTACTTGTAAAATTCCAACGTATCAGCTCACAACAACTAGATGCGCAGACTTATTATGAAGTACCGCAAACATCTACCAGCGGCAGCGGGGTCGGCGCAAAATTTACAATAATAAGAGTTCGAGGACAAGTAGGTCAGCCAGGGTCAACCACCGGCGGAGTCGGTGCTACGTCTCTAGGGTCAGGATATGCAGTAGGAAATACCATCACTATTGCTGGTGCTAGCTTTGGAGGCACCAACAATATTACTCTCACGATAACATCAATTGGAACCGGCGGCACACTAGGCAACTTTACTATTGCGTACACTGCACCGGCATTGACAACGGTGTTTTCGTTGAATGAATATTTCTTTACTGCCACAAACATCTATAGTTTCAGCGTTCAGGTCAACGGAGTGTTATATCGTCCCAACATAGATTATAGTTTTAGCACAGCCACACAAGATTTAACATTCACCGGAACTGGGCCACCGTCGGGCACTGTGATCATTGTGACAGCAATGAGTTATTTCACCTATGTTAATTCTTTCACCGTTGCCGGCTTAGGCGGCTCAGATAGATTTGGTCATTCAGTATCATGCACCACAGATGGCCGCCAGATAATGGTCGGTACTCCGTACAGCACAGAAAGCAGCCAGGTTGAAGCTGGATCTGTGTATGTGTTTGACCGTAATGTACAACGCTTTATCTATGGCGAAGATGGGTCAACTGTGACATTCACTTTGTTAGGCACGCCAGTGGCTCCTATCAGTGTTATTGTTAATAATGTATTCTTGACCAATCAGGCCGATGGCGTGGTCGGAGCAGCAAATACTTTCTATTGGAATGGTGCTAACACAGTAACAATCAATGCTGATTTACAATATGGTGATGTGATTGAAATTGAAACCAATCAATTCTCACAGATCCAAGAAATTGCACAAAACACTGTGGCTAATTTCTCAAATTTTGGGCAGAGCATTGACATCTGCTCTAATAATTGCAGTCTGTACGTGGGTGTACCACAAAGCAGTGAACAGGTGTACAAAGGCGGAGTGGTTGAGCGTGATGTAAATCAAAGCCGTGTTTACGGCACTACTACATCGACTGCTGCTAATGCAGTACTCACTGCTGGAAATACCTTGCGTGTGAACAACATGGATGTGGTAGTACCTACTACATGGAGCAGTCTGAGTTCTTACAATAAGAATGATGTAGTTTATAATTTGTCAGGTAGCACATACACAATTTATGTGGCATTGCAAGCGGTTCCTGTTTCTACTGCATTGAGCAATGCAAGTTATTGGTCTGTGGTTACTACAACCACAACCGCAGCCAGTATCTATGTCCGTGCGTTGGCCGCACAGATAAACAGCACAGTACCAAATGTCAGTGCCACGGTTGATGCCAGTGGCTATCTGACCATAGCTGTTAAGAATAGCAATTCTGCAACTGCGTTTAATAAACTGCAAGTGGCACCTGGGTCAGTTGGCACAGCATTTACCACATTGGCATTCAAGACATTTGTGTTTACACAAACCATACTCAGTCCTTATCCAGTAAAATATGCTGCGTTTGGATACAGTGTGAGCATCGCAGATACTGCTACTACACTAGCAGTAGGTGCACCGAATGGTACTTTGTATTTGATAACCGTGTTTGATGATGGTACCACAGACTTTGATGCCGATAGTACTACATTTATCACCACCGTAAACAATAGTGGTGCTGTATACACTTATGATTACTTGCCCGGAGCAAACATGAGTGTGTCAAATCCTGGCAACTTTGTATTTGGTCAGCAAATAACCAATAGTGAGATCAGCGAACTTGATTCGTTTGGTGCTGCAATCACTTACATAGATGGTGTATTGGTAGCAGGCGCGCCAAACAATGACGTTGGCGACAGCTCAGCAAATTACGGTCGGGTGTTTGTGTTTGAAAATCCAGACCGTCTGAGTGCCTGGAAAGTGATACGCCAGCAACAGCCAGCAGTGGATGTGAGATTGCTCAATGGGGTATTCACATACGATCGGATTACCAGTGCTACTACGCAATTCTTTGACTTCTTTAATCCGTTACAAGGCAAGATATTAGGCGCTGCAAGACAAAATATTGATTACATCAGTGCGCTTGACCCTGCAAATTACAATATTGGACCGACCAGCATCAATGGTGCTACCTGGTGGTCAGGGCATGTGGGAGAAGTATGGTGGGATACCAGCACGGTGAGATTTATCGATCCCAATCAAGATGACGTAACCTACGCCAGTCGACGTTGGGGACAAATTTTTCCTGGCAGTACAGTAGAAGTATATCAATGGGTCTTGAGTGCTGTGCCACCATCTAGTTACACCGGCCCCGGAGTACCGTATAGTACCACAAGTTATAGTATCAATTCACGACTTGACCGGGACGGCGTATTTGCCACTGAGTATTATTTCTGGGTACGAGGAATAACTACCACGGCTGTTCAGCAAGGAAAAACACTCAGCATAGCAACAGTAGCACAATACATTGAAAATCCTCGCGCCAGTGGCATAACTTACATCGCACCAATCAATGCCAGCACCATTGCTTTGTATAATGCTGCTGAATACATAGTGGCATCGGATACTGTGATTAACATATCATTTGACCGAGAAGCCACTGAGAGTAATGTACACACTGAATACGAATTAATAGCCGAAGGCAAGCCCGACGCGTTCTTGAGCACTAATCTTTACCGTAAACTGCAAGACAGCTTCTGCGGAGTTGACACATTTGGTAACAATGTGCCCGACCCTAATCTCGGACCAGCTGAGCGTTACGGGGTGCAATTTAGACCTCGTCAGAGCATGTTCACCAACAGATTCAGTGCTCTTGAAAACTATCTCACAAGAGTTAACAATGTGTTAGCCCGGTTTCCGATCTCAGAAAGCCGCAGTTTTAATCTGCTTAACAGCGCCGAACCGGAACCTAGTGCAGCCACCGGCCTGTGGAATTTACGTGTGGCTAACTTGGAAATCTTAGGGTTCCAAAATATCTACACTGTGCCAATCGGTTATCGTTATCTAGTGGTAACCGACAGTGATAATCGCGGTCTATGGACGATTTACACAGTAACAGATAGTGACCAAGTTGCTGGTGACCGCCTGTTGAGATTGTCATTTGTGCAAGGATACAATACTGCTGATTATTGGAGTTATATTGACTGGTACCTTCCAGGATACAATTCCAGCAGTAAAGTTCTAGCAGAAATTACCAATACTGCAGGGTTGAGTACATTAGATGTACCAGTGGGCAGCAGTGTACGAATCACTGCTAATGCACAAGGTAAATGGGAAATATATCTGTTGAGTGACACTGGTTGGGATCGTGTAGGATTACAAGATGGCACTATTGCATTCTCAGCTGAGCTATGGGATTATCAATTAGGCAGATTTGGGTTTGACATTGAAGTTTTTGACGCACAATATTATGATCAAGAACCTGTGAAAGAAACAAGAAAAATTATTCAAGCCATCAATGAAGAACTATTGATCGACGATCTTGCCATTGAGAGAAATCGTGCATTGATCTTGATGTTTAATTATGTGTTGAGCGAATTCTCTGCACCTGACTGGTTGGTTAAAACCAGCTTGATTGATGTGGATCACCGCATACGAGATCTTGCTCCGTATCAAAATTATCGTCGAGATAATCAAGAGTTTGTGATTGATTACATAAAAGAAGTCAAGCCATATCATGTTCAATTGCGCGAATTTAATCTGCGATATAATGGACTGGATCAATTCCTTGGAAGCCTTACTGATTTTGATGTGCCGGCCTACTACAACACTTCGCTGACTGTTCCCCAATACACCAGTCCTATATTATTACCTTACGAGCACGGTTCTTCAGATATTTCTAACTTCCTAAGTGATTTGCCGGCCAACAGCACGGTGTGGAACACTTTTCCATACACTCAGTGGTATAACAATTATCTATTGACACTGACAGATGTATCAATGGTCGACAATGGAACTGGTTATACTGAACCTCCGTTGGTGATAATTGGAACTGCGTGGACTAGTAATACTCCAGTGACTATTAATCAACAATTATTTTACGCTAATAATAATGTGACTAATCTGTATACTGTGGTAGCAGATGGCATAACCGGCATGGATCCGCCAACTTTTACAACCGCTGGCAACCAAACTGATGGTACAGCTACACTGACGTATACTGGGCTAGCGGCGCAGGCCACTGCGGTGATCAACAGCCTAGGTCAGGTAGTAGCGGTCAATGTAACTTATTCTGAAGCGTATATCGATCGACTCCTGAGATATCATTCACAGGCGGTGGCGGCATTGGGTCAGGCGCTAGAGCGTATGCTCTGATAACTCCAGGTCTGGCCCGAAGTTTCAAAACCACAATCAAATATGACAGGTTCCAATACTTCAGTGATGTTCGAGACTGGAACCCAAGTGGCACATATCCTGATGGGCAACTGGTACGATATGACGATCGTGTGTGGCAAGCTGCCAGCACAGATTCCACTGCGGTAGTAGGCCCTGACTTTAATCTTGAAGATTGGACATTGATACCGGCCAAAGATTTAACCGGTGTGGACCGTACTATGGGTCTATATGTGGCCGGCGTAGATCAACCAGGATTAGATTTGCCATTGTTGATTGACGGTGTTAACTACCCCGGAGTTCAAGTGTATGGTAATTATTTCACAGGAACAACCCCTGAAGATGCTGCATACGCTAGCTCGTTTACTGATACAACATTGGGTCAAACATATAGTAGTATCAATGTAGATGGCGGCGAATTCATTGGATTGTACGAAGGTCATGCTCCTGAAGAATTAGTAAATGGTGCCGAATTTGATACCTTGGACATGCGTGTGTACACTCGTCCAGGCGCAGATTGGAACAGGGATGGACACGGATTCCAATTAGCAGATCTTCGTTATCAATATAATGCTGCTGTAACAAATGTCTTCAGCTGGGCCGGATTGGTAGACAATCCTGTGGGCATATTTGTGACCAACACCACAACAAATCTACCACTATCACTCAACATCGATTATACTGTGAATTGGATATTACAAACTATTACTCTACTCACAGTAGCAAATGGAAATATCATCAGCATTGCTGCGTTTGAAATTGGTGGCGGCAGTCAGTTGTATCGTACAAATATAGTAGGCAATGATACAAACACTACCATAATACCGGTTAATGCTGCGGAAATAATCGACTTGGCAATATTTGTCAATGGTGCACCTGTCAGTGGAGCATCGTGGGATCCGTATATTGACAGCACTGACTGGAATCAGCTGAATAGTTATTCTAAATTAGATGTGGTCAACTCCACCGACGGTAGTACAATGGAAACTTACTATCGAGCACTACGTGATGTGCCAGCAGGCATAGATATTGCTAATGCTACTTATTGGATAGAATTTACCCCTACGTTAGAATCGATAGTCGATTTAGGTGCAGTTTATACCAACACCGATGCTATCGCATTGACTGCATTTGGTGTGACCACGATCGATGCTGGATATTTTGTCATTGGCAGACAATACACTATAACGCAAGTAGGAACAACTAATTTTGTGGCCATTGGCGCTGGTGCAAACACAATAGGAACGGTGTTTACAGCCAGCGGAGTAGGATCGGGCACTGGAACAGCTTCTACAGTATATGGATGGAGTGTGCCGCAGACTCAATATATCATTGCTGATTCTAATTTTGTTACATTTAAATCTACCACATTAACTAATTCTGTGCAAGGTAGCAATTTAGCCAATATGATAGTCACACGCAATGGATTGAGATTGCAACCCCCCGAAGGGCGTGAATGGATCAGTGATGGTAGTTCATTGGCATACAGTTTGCCCACACGCGGCGGCTATAGCCAGGCAATTGTAAACGCCACTACAGATGTGATTGTGTGGGTTGATAATATACTACAACAACAAAGCATCGGTGGAGTACCGGGTGTGTACAGCGTGACTCCGTACGTATCTGCAAATGATCGCGATGTGGTGTTCAATGTGGCTCCGCCTGTTGGTGCCCGTATATTGATCACAGTAACTACTCAAGCAGGTTATCAGTTGGCAGGTACTACGTTACAAATTGTAGGAGGTGTAAATCTTAATGATTTGTTCGCAGTTACTACATTTAATGATACTTCACAGCAGTATCCGTTAACACTGGTATTCAACGGCCCTGTGATTACCGGTGTGGTCGAGCAAGACCCATTTGATCCGTTGCCAAATGAGGCAGCATACAACAACCAACCAGGCAGCTTTGATTATGCCACAGTCAATAACACTCAATGGAGTTTTGATTACAGCGTAGGCACTGCGGTATATGACAATCAATTCTGGTTAGAGCGTGCAGGCGTCAATGCTGCCAGATTATGGGTCACGTTGGATGGTTATGCATTGACCAACAGTATAGATTACAGCGTGGAAGGTGAATATCTGATACTAGCATCCGGTGCTATCCAGCCAAATCAAATAATGGCAATCACCGAAGTCACTGACAGTATTGTTCCGGACGCAATGGCATTCCGTATATTCCAAGACATGCGCGGAGTTCAGGCCACATATCGTATCACTCATGAAACTACCACAACCTTGACACAGTCATTGACCGCAGATGCTGATATAGCATATGTGGAAGATGCTCTTGCATTAGGACAGCCTAATCTGGACATTGGTGTTTTTGGGGTATGCACAATCGACGGTGAGCGTATCATGTACAGAAGTATTAATGCGGCCAACAATACATTATCGGGATTGATGAGAGGTACTGCTGGGACAGCAGCAGCAGACCACGATACTGGCACAGCAGTTTATGACCTAAGTCGTGGAAATCTACTACAAAGTGACTACCAGGATTATATCGTATCTGACACCAGCCTCGGAGATGGATCTACTACTGTATTTTATGCTCCAAGCATAACTCCTGGTGACTTTGTTGATAGTGCTAGCGAAGCACCTGCAATAGAAGTATATGTAGCCGGTATCCGCCAATACGCATACAGTGACACTACTGCCACCAGCCAATATCGTTGGTTTGTGACTGATTTTGACCCGTTGGCTGTGGATTTTGTTGTTGATGACACTGCATATCCACCGTTGTTGCCACCTGTACCTAATGTAGAAGTCACAATACTGGTACGTCAGGGTGTGACTTGGTATCAACAAGGAGCAACCACACCTAGCGACGGAATTGCATTGCAAGATACCGATACAGTCGCTGCAAGGTTTTTACGTGGTTTATAAACAAGGTAAATAAAATATCATGTCAACTACAACGCCAACTAAGCCAGCTACTCCTGTACCCGCCCAGCGGCCAAACAAACCCAACGAAAGCGGAACAATTTCGGTGCAAGCACATATGAGGATTTTTGATCCTAAAACACAAAAAACCTATGTGGAGGGACGAGCATGATCACGCCTGGGCTATGTAAAATTGAAGGGTTTGTAAAAATACACGATCCTAATTCTGGCAAAATTCTAGTAGATAAAAAGAACGCTATCCATTATGAAAACATTTCGATCGCGATGGCGCAGACTCTGAGCAACAGGGATCTAGGATATATCTATCAGATGGCATTTGGCAACGGCGGCAGTTCGGTTGATCCCACTGGAGTGATCACATATTTGCCGCCGAACACAACAGGGCAAAACGCAGATTTGTACAATCAAACCTATCAGAAAGTAGTAGATGATAACTCAGCTGCTGATACTGATCCTGTGAATAACAAAATGACCGTGCTGCATACATCCGGTAATCTCTATACTGATATTCTGGTCAGTTGCTTACTGGATTACGGCGAGCCCCCTACCCAGCAAGCGTTTGACAATTCAACCAATTTTAATGGTGAATATGTGTTTGATGAACTAGGGCTCAAATCTTGGAACGGCGCATCAGACAATTTACGATTGATCACTCATGTGATTTTTCACCCGGTGCAAAAAAGTCTAAATCGGCAAATACAGATTGACTACACCTTACGAATCCAGACATTGACTAACATCAATGCTGTATAAATATTGATAACAGGAACAGGTAATCCAAATGGCATATACAATTAATCTAACCGACGGTACAGTTTTTGCAACTATTGCAGATGGCACCGTCAACACTGCTAGTAGCATGACGCTGGTAGGCAAAAACTATGCCGGCTATGGTGAATTTTTAGATGAAAACTTCATCCACGCACTGGAAAATTCATCGAATACTAGCGCACCCGGGTCGCCGCTTACTGGCCAACTATGGTGGGATAAGACCAATGCATTGATGAAAGTGTACAACGGTACAGCTTTTAAAGTCATGACTGGATCTACTAGTTCAGCAAGTGCGCCTAGTAATGTCATTGCTGGAGATTTATGGTGGGATACTACCAACGCACAATTGAAAGTGTACAACGGTGCTTCCTGGACCGTGGTTGGACCAGCTTTTACCTCTGCTGAAGGTACCGCAGGTGCTGTGCCCGAAACAATCACCGACAGTGGAGCCACTCCGCATTACGTGACCAGTTTGTATGTAAACAATACCCGTGTTGCTATCGTGAGCAAGGACTCGAGTTTTACTCCGTCAGCACCAACTTTTACCACATTTCCTACCATATACAATGGTATCACTTTGTACAATGTCGGGTCTCCTGTATTTGCAGGCACAGTCACTAACGCAGCATTGTTGGACAATCTGGACAGCACCGACTTCATGCGAGCCACTGCCAACACATCCACCACCGGTACATTGGCAGTATTAAACAACTTTGGATTTACCGTAGGGTCGGCCAATGTATTCTCAGTGACCACAACGTCTACTGATGCCAACGTCAAGAGCGCAATCTCCAATGGTAACTTGACACTACAGGCCAACGTGGGCGGTACCACTTATAATGTGGCACAGGTTCTCGGAAGCACTGGTGTATTTGCTGTGTCAAATGCAATGACTGCCGGTACCACAGTATCCGCAGTGGGCAATATCACCGGAGGCAATCTAAGAACCGGCGCACAGATCAGTGCTACCGGTAACATCACAGGCGGAAATGTTATTTCTGTTGCTGCTGTGAGTGGTGTATCTTTGGTATCTTCGGGCAACGTAGATAGTGGTAACTTGCGTACAAGTGGATTGATCAGTGCAGCGGGCAATATTACCAGTGCAGCCAATGTAGCAGGCACATTCTTCCTGGGCAACGGTAGTCAACTTACTGGTCTGAGTTTGGGTGTTAGTGTTACTAAGTTTGTTAACGGCACCAGTGAAGGTAACGTGGGTGCCACCAACGGCAACATCAACTTTAACGTGGCCGGCGTAAGCAATGTGGTAGTGATTGACACAACTACTTTGTATGCAAACGTACTGAGCGCACAAAGCATCACAAAATCTGGAACCAACGCTATTGGTAATATCGGATCTGTTACTAGCTTTTTCAATACCGTATTTGGTAATGTGTACAACGGTACGGTTGTTAGTATGGCAGGTAATGTCACCGGCGGCAATATCACAACCGGTGGACTTGTCAATGCCGGAACAACTGTAAGTGCTACTGGTAATATCACCGGCGGTAACCTGATCACTGCTGGGTTGCTCAGCACATCCAGCATCACCAAAACTGGTAGCAATGCAGTAGGTAACATTGGTAGTTCCAGCAACTATTTCAATCAAGTGTTTGCCACAGCTACCACAGCATTGTATGCTGACGTTGCCGAACGCTTTGCAGCCGATGAAGTATTAGAACCAGGTACAGTAGTTGAACTAGGCGGTATCAATGAGATCACTAGATCCATAACTGATCTTAGCGAAAATGTATTTGGAGTTATCAGTACCAGACCAGCATACACCATGAATGGCGGAGCAGGAGAAGATTCTACTCATCCTAAAGTAGCAATGACCGGACGTGTGCCAGTCAAAGTCATTGGTGTTATCCGTAAAGGAGATCGATTGGTATCTGCAGGATCGGGGTTAGCAAGAGCAGCTAAGACAGGGGAAGCTACTGCATTTAATGTGATTGGACGAAGTCTAGTTGACAAGATCACCCAGGATTCAGGTACAATTGAAGCGATAGTAACTATCAAGAATTAAAACAGGAATAGACAATGACTTATTCAGCAGGCGGATTAATCCAGGCAACAGACTACAACGGATTTGTTAGCACAACAGCCGGAGCCAATATCAATGACATCTGGGGCGCTGGATCGGGCGACAAAGGGTACGGGCAAACTGCCGTTGGCACTGTTGCTGCTGCTGGCACAGTGACTGCCACACAATGGGCCAGCTTGGTCAATACTTTGAGCAGTTTAGGTAGCCAGACCAACACCACTCTTACTGCAAGGTCGGCTCCCACTGCTGGAACCACGATTGCTATCTTGGCAGCAGTCAATACAGATCTCACCAATGTTACCACCAACAGGGCCAATGCTGCTGCTGTGGGCGCACAATACACAGGATGGACCGGAACCAACTCCAAAACAGCCGGTACATCGGGTGCCGCCTGGACCATCACATTCACCAACACTGTGACATTTGCCAGTTCAAGTGCTGCCCGTTATTTCTTCAATGGAGGCGGCCTGATCAAACTGCAAACCAGCAAAACTTCAACTGGTCTAACCGGCGATCCAGAATGGAATGATTTGTCCAGCACATTATGTGGTCAGATCTATTTCAGCGGAATAGCAGCCAGCCACACCATCGCAGGTGTTTCTTATACCGGAACTACCAAAATCGGCGGTACAGGGACTCCTACCACACTGAGCACAGCCACAGGATATTACGCATTAACCCCGGGAGGCGCAGCCACTATCATCTACAAACAGTTTGCAGATACAGCACCTTACACAGCAAACTACATTCAAACCTCAGTGGCCTTGGATGCCACATCGGCAATACTTACATTCACTACACTTTGGTCTGCTAATGATTCTGGACCAGGCAATCCCGATCCAATATCCGGCGGTACCGCAGCGGTGGCCGCTACTCCTGGTACTGCTCCATGTACTATCTGTACATATACCCCACCTAGTTCTACCTATTTGACCACTGCAAGTTGGGGAACTCCAACTGTGGCTGCCACCACAACTTAATCGTAAAGGGCCCAAAAGCCCTTTACTTTTGATTGCATGTCGTGTAGAATACACGTATGGATACCAATAACTTAATTGCTCATGCTCGCTCTAGATTCAATCACGAATCTGCTAGACGCCTGCTCAAAGAAAAATATCAAGCCCGTATGTTATTCGCTCACGCCAGTGGTATGTGGCGTGCTGGCCCTGAACTCTTGGTATTGTTGGCCACGGTGCCGCCGGGTGATGCAGTGATCTTAGACTTGTACGAAAACCCAGTGCAAGTCAATCCCGAACAACTGCGCGGTATAGCCATGCAACACTGGCAAGAACAAATGAATGCCTGGTTGATAGAGCACGAACAACTGAACAAAAAAAGATGACCACTGGTGCATTGATATTTGCATTCAACAATGAAAAAACTGACTATGTGGCCATAGCAGCTTGGTCGGCACGCAATATACATAGACATCTTGGAATTCCGGTGGCTGTGGTCACCAACCAGGAAAATCATAATGAATTATCTATATTTGACCAAGTGATCTTTGCAGAGCCGGCCTCGGGCGGCACAAGGAATTTTGAAGATTACGGATCCAACGTGACCTGGCACAATGCCAGCAGACCCGATGCATACAATCTCACACCTTGGAACAATACCTTGTTGTTGGATGCAGACTACGTAGTAGCCAGCAATCAATTACGCCATGTTTGTATGAACAATAGAGATTTGCAAGCCTACCCAAGATCAATGGATGTACATGGCAATCACAACTTAGATTCTTTTGGGAACCCGTTGATGGATATGTTTTGGGCCACGGTGGTACAATTTCGTAAATGTACGCAAGCTCAATACATATTTGATTGCATGAATATGATCAAAAAAAATTGGCAGCATTACAGAGATATCTACCACATATACAGCAGCACTTATCGCAATGACTATTCACTCAGTATAGCATTAAATATCCTAAATGGGCATGTACCACACGCTAATTACAATTCAATCTTGGGATCATTGACGAATGTATATCCATCTAATGCACTGACAGAGATAGATCAAGATTGTTATCGCATTGCTTGGGCAGCCGCCGACGGAAAAAAGCATCATGTGGATCTAGCGAATCAGGATTTGCATGCCATGGGCAAAAGAGATTTAGAGGTCATAGTTGAAAATCATAGAAGAGCAAGGCTATCTAATAGCAGCCTGGAACTCGCCCACAGTTGATTATATCAACTGTGCAAAGTCATTAGTGCAAACACTAAAACACTGGCATCCTGATGCTAGGGTTTGTTTGGTCACGGATACAGACATCACGGATCCGGCATTTGACCATGTACGGGTGATCACACGGACCAATCTCGATAATCCTTACGCCGATGATTGGCAAGTATTCTATCAATCGCCATTCCGTGAAACCGTCAAATTAGAAGCTGACATGTGGATCACCAGTTCAATTGATCATTGGTGGAACATGTTTCGCAAACGCGATTTGGCCATAAGCACAGGATGCAGAAACTGGCAAGATCAACACAGCACAGCAAGAAACTATCGCCAAGTATTTGATGCGAACAATCTGCCTGATGTATATAACGCTATCACATATTGGAGATTGAGCCGGACTGCAAAAGAGTTTTTTGATCTAGTGCGAAATATATTTGAGAACTGGACAGAGTACCGCAAGCTGTTGAAATTTCCGGATGAAGTACCATCAACTGATCTAGTGTATGCTGTAGCAGCACACATAATTGGTCCAGAGCTGGTGACGTTACCATTTGCTACCTATCCTAAAATTATTCATATGAAACGACATCATGCCGGCACCCAGACAGAAAACTGGATGAACGAACTAATCTGGGAATGGGATCATGGCAACCTACGGGTACAGACCGTAGCGCAATCGGGAGCATTTCACTATCATGTCAAACCAAGCAATAACTGAATCGGAGTTTTGGGCTGCGTTAGCAGCCATGCCTGCGCCTCAGCCTATTTTCTTTAGATTGTACTATGACGATCAAGGGCATATATTATTCTACAGCATGGAAGATCTTCCAGGTACATACATTGACATTGATGCTGAGACTTTTGCGCGGTCCCACACCAACATGAGAGTGAAGGATGGAAAGTTGATTGAGATAGCACCGACCACCAGTGCAAAACTCATTCCCGGAGACACAGGCACACCTTGTGATCCCACTGATGTGAGCATAGTAGTGTCAGCGCAGCAACCCAATACCAAATGGAGCAAACGAACATATGAATCAAATTGAAAATGAAGTGTGGACAGATATAGCAGACTTAGATTGTATCTACCTCACCTACGACGAGCCACAACGCGAAGAGTTTTGGGTGAAGATAAAAAACATGATCCCATGGGCCAAACGTGTGGATGGCATCAAAGGGTCAGATGCTGCACACAAAGCAGCCGCAGCAGCCAGTGACACTGAACGATTTATTCTAGTAGATGGCGACAACTTGCCATCTGCAGATTTCTTCAACAAAACATTGCAATTCCCCACAGCTGAATACGAGCAAGCAGTATTCCGGTGGCGTGCTAGAAATCATGTGAATGGACTCATGTACGGCAACGGAGGCATTAGTAGTTGGACACGCACATTTGTGAATGCTATGCGTACTCACGAAGCTACAGATGGCCGCACAGAGACACAGGTGGAGTTCTGCTTTGATCCGCTGTACTGGGCCATGCATGATTGTTACAGCACAACATATCCTGCGCAGTCTCCATTCCATGCGTGGCGTGCAGGGTTCCGAGAAGGTGTGAAGATGTGCCTAAACAAAGGTGCTAGACCCACGGTAGAAGAGTTCAAGAATCAAGTGTTAAGAAATCTCGATCATTTGACCATCTGGCACAACATTGGGTCTGATGTGGAAAATGGAGAATGGTGCATGGCCGGCGCCAGGCAAGGCACATACATGACCATGCTGACCAACTGGGATCACAAGTTAGTACAGGATTTTGATGCGTTAGCTGAAATTTGGGAAACAGTGAAAGACTCCCAGCCACGCATCCTGAGCAATCTACTAGGCCCTGATCTTGGTACCCAATTAGACTTGCCAATGGCCATCCTAGAGTCCGAGCAAAGTGCATTTTTCAAATATCATTATCGCAGCAATTGGCACAACCGTGGTGCTATGGTCAGAGAGATAGATATAATACGCCAACAAGAAGGATGGTAATATGCTTAAAATGATCAATTTAGACTATGATTTTTCAAAGATTTTGTCTGCTGACTATTCTCAGCATGAAGGTAGCTGTATCAGCCACCAAGTTTATGAACTAACAGATATCCATGATCAGTATGGAGGATTTCCTACTACCTATTGTTATGAAAATACCAAAATACATCAACTATGGTGGGAAAAAGACGATGTTGATTTTGTTGAGATTGGACGACAATTAGGAATAGAAGTAATTACGGTCAGTAGTATTTGTCAGCCCCCGGGCTGTATGATACCGTTGCACCGAGATACCTTTTACCAGATCACCCAAAGATATCCAAATAGAACGGAACTCAAAATTCGAGCCAACATCTATCTTGAAGATTGGAAGTTAGGACAATTTCTTCAATATGACGATGAGATAAATGTTAAGTGGAGAGCCGGGGATGGAATAATGTGGGATTCTTCACACCTACATCTATCAGCCAATGCAGGTATGCAAAACAAATACACATTGCAAGTATCGGGATTTCTGTTACAATGAAATTCAGAATCAAAACCGCTGATACTTTTATTTGGAATCTGTCAGAATTGGTTGATTTTCTTTTAGAGAATCAACATCAGGATATTGTCATAACCAATGGTTCTGAAGGATGCTGTTCAAGAACGGTGGGGTTGTATAAATGGCTGGATAAATTTAAATTTAGCAATGTTACAATAGAAACCAGTAACATATTAGAAATTCACGATCGGTATAACATCACTTGTATATTGCCTTGGAAATTTCTAGATGTAGAACGGCCAATTGATCAGATTTATCATACATGGAATCGTCAGTCAATTTTTGGAACTTTATACGGACGTCCTTTATGGCACAGGATAGGTATTGCATCTCATCTATTATCGTCGCATAAGTCTATCAGTGAGATTGGTTGTTTGGTTAATCCTACAGATTCGGATCAACGAGAACTATTTGAGATTCTTGAGCTTTGGAAATATGATCCTGAAAGTTTAATTAAATTTTCTAATGCATGTTTTGAATTTCCGTGCTGCCATCAAGATGTGGATCAATACACACCCGGTGCAACATTGACCGATGGATTTGTTAAACAAACTGAAAGAGTATATAAGAATTTCCTAATTGATGTAGTGGCAGAAACTTATACCGGTGGTGATTGCTTTTTCGTAACTGAAAAAACGGTTAGACCTATGCTGTTAAAAAAACCAATGATTTTAATGGGTTCAAAAGATTGTCTAAATTATCTAAGGCAGATGGGATTCAGAACCTTTGGAGACTTTTGGGACGAAACATATGATGGTTACGAGGGCCGTGAGAGATATTTGCGGATATTGGATCTGATAGATTGGATAGCCGGGCACAGTTACGATCGGTTGGAGACCATGTATTGGGATATGCAATATACATTAGATCATAATTATAATCTTGTGATGACTCAAGGATACAACAAGACTATAACAAAACTATCATGAGCAAAAGTAATTTTCTATCCTCGGCCGAGCAGATGAAAAATGACCTTGGCCCGGCATTGTGCTTGGCTAAATGGAAACAGGTCAGCTTGCACTTGCCTACTGGATTAAATAACTCATGCTATCACCCGCCGTTGCATTCAATTGATCCTGCTGCGATAGAGATCAATCCTGCTGCTCTGCATAATACCGCTCATAAAAAATCTCAGCGCAAGATAATGCTACAGCAACAACGACCCAGTGAATGCAGTTACTGCTGGAACATGGAAGACCTGGGCAAGCTGAGCGATCGTCATTATAGATCCGGTGAGCCGTGGGCTGCTGTGGATTTTGAACAGATAAAAAATTCAACAGGAGATGAAGATGTTGTTCCCAGTTATGTTGAAGTTAATTTCAATCATGCTTGCAATCTGCGGTGCAGTTATTGCAGCCCTCAGTTTAGTAGTTCATGGGCAGATGAAGTGTCTAGACTTGGTGCATATCCTACCCTGGTGCCTCATAATGCTCCTGAG